GCCGCCGCCCCGAAAGCTCCGCGCCGAGGAGATCCTCACCATCGCGAGCTTCACCGACCAGCTCCTGCGCTCGATCGACCGGAACGAGCCCACCAAGTGGTGGGAGTGGGGCTACAAGCGCGGGGAGCCCTACTACGACCTCGGGCTCGCGACCCTCATCATCGGCTATCTCGAAAAACGGGGGTGAGGTGGAGCCGCTGAAACCCTTCTGGCGGTACTACGGCGGCAAGTTCCGCGCAGCCCCGCGCTACCCCGCGCCCGAGCACACGACGATCGTGGAGCCGTTTGCGGGCGCCGCTGGCTACGCGCTCCGGTATCCCGATCGTCGGGTCATTCTCGTCGACAAGTACCCGACCATCTGTGAGATGTGGCGCTTTCTCATCTCGGCGCGCCCCTCCGAGATTCGCCGCATCCCCGAGGTGGAGGACGTCGACGACTTGCCGGGCTGGGTGCCGGCGGGCGGGCGCTTTCTCGTCGGGTTCGCGATGAACTCGGCGTGCTCGACTCCCCGCAAGACACTCTCTGCCGGGAGGAAGCGTCTTCGGGCACTGCAGCGCCAGTTCGAAGGCTGGACGCCTGCGCTTCGCGAGCGCGTAGCATCCCAGGTCGACCGAATCAGGCACTGGATCGTCATCGAGGGCAATTACACGGTTGCCCCGAACCTGCGCGCGACGTGGTTCGTGGACCCGCCATACAACGGGCCTTCCGGGCGTCACTACGTGCACGGCTGCCAGCGCCTCGACTACGCCGCGCTCGCGGGCTGGTGTCTCGAGCGGGACGGCCAAGTCATCGTCTGCGAAGGCGAGGGCGCGGACTGGTTACCCTTCCGCCCCTTCGCTGACCTGAAAGCGGGGCCCGCGCGCCGGGTGTCTCGGGAAGTCATTTGGACGAACGAGGCCGCCTGATGCTCGACCGCTCCCTCTATCAGCCGAGCCCGTGGAGCGCGAAGTACCACGAGACGACGAGCGACGTCGTGCTCGGCGGAGGCGCCGCCGGCCCCGGCAAGAGCCTGACCCTGCTCTGGGACCCCATCGTCACCCAGGCGGTCATCGAGCACGCGCGCATGACGGGGCAGCTGCTCGATCAGTTCCCCGAGTGGCTCGCGGACCTCTGCCGCAAGCACCCCATCCGCCAGGGCGAGAGCGAGGGGCACGCGCTGCACATGCGCCGCACGATGCCCATGCTGCAGGAGACCATCGACCGCTCGATGCGGATGTTCCCGAAGTTCGACCCTTACGCGAAATACAACAAGGACCTGCACCGCTGGGAGTTCAGCTCGGGCTTCAAGTACACGTTCGGCCACTGCCGCGAGAGCAACAGCCACGCGGACTACCTCTCCAAGCAGTACACGCACCTCGCCCTCGATGAGGCCTACCAGTTCGAGGAGAACCAGTACGAAGAGCTCGACGGTCGCGTGCGCACCGCCGACCCCGTGCTCAAGTTCTTCAAGCGCACGCGGCTGATGAGCAACCCTGCGCCGGGCTGGCTCAAGGACATGTTCGTCGTGCCCGAGCGCAACGGCAACGTCATCCTTCGACGCAAGGTGCTCGATCCGGAGACGGGCGAGTGGGAATGGAAGACGATGCTCTTCCTCCCGGCGAAGCTCGACGATAACCCCGACAAGGTCTTCGTCCGGGACTACAAGTTCAAGCTTCTCAGCAAGCCCGCGCACATGCGCGCGCGTTACCTCTATGGCGACTGGGACAGCGTCGAGGGCGGCTACTTCGAGGACGACTTCAACCCGAACGTGCACATCATCGCGCCGTTCAAGATACCGCGCGACTGGCCCAAGTTCCGCGTGATGGACTGGGGCTACAAGACGCAGGGCACGTGCGGCTGGTTCGCGCTCGACCCCGACGAGAACCTCTATCTCTTCTACGAGTTCAACTTCAAGCTCATGAAGGATGCCGAGGTCGCGAGGCGCATGGTCGAGATCGAGCAGAGCTTCGGCTTCTGGGACAAGAAGAAGGGGCAGAGCCGGCTGATGAGCTCGGTTGCTGACACGCAGCTCTGGGAGGAGCGCGGCGACAGCGGCAAGAGCAAGGCGGCCGTCTTCGAAGAGCACGGTTTGCACTGGGAGCCCGCCGACAAGGCCTCGATCCAGCGCAACGCCGAGCGCGTCGCCGAGCGCCTGCGCGACTACGACGAGAAGCGCCCGCCGGCGCTCATGGTCTTCGAAAACTGCAAGAAGACCCGCGAGATGCTCTCGTCGATCAAGGTGGACGAGAAGGACTCGCTCATTCCCGACAAGAAGAGCCCGCTCAAGCACTGGTTCGACATCGTCGCCTACGCCGCCGCACGCGCGAGCCAGGGCGCGGGCTCTATCTACATGGAGCTGCACGAGTTCGATAGGCCCGACAACGACAACTCGGACGAGCCCCTGCTCAAAGCGGGCGGATTCGGGTACGGGAGCTGACCATGCACATCGCCGAGAATGCGCCGACGACCCAATTCACGGACGAGCCTGTCATCCGCGAGGAGCTCGCTCAGATAGACACCGAGGCGAACGACGCCGCCGAGCGCGAGGCTGACACGGCGGCGCGCGTCGGTCATCTGCGGCAGATGGTTCACGAGTTTGCCGCGCTCCGGAGCTCGCACGAGCGGCTCATGGAGAGCCTGAACGAGTTCGGCAAGGCGCTGGAGCGCCTGGAGAATGCAGATGTCGACGCCTGACACACCGAAGGCGCCTGACCCTCCGCTGGTCGATCCCGAGACGGGCGAGACCGCGCCCCTGTCGCCGCAGCAGTTGCTTTGCCAACACTTGACGGTGTGCGACAGCCTGCCGCCGTTCTGCGCCACCTGCGGGAAGCAGCTCGAGGAAGGGCCCGACGATGCCGCGTGAACAGGAGACCCGCGAAGGCCTCGACGCGCCTGCCGACGCGGAGGCGCCGAACCTGCAGAAGCTCGGGCAGGAGATGGAGGCGGGCGAGCCCTTCGAATACGACCCCGAAGCCGTCAACCTCGTGACGGCCTTCAAGGCGCACCCCGAGGGGCGGCAGGTGCTCAAGCGCATCAGCCAGAAGTGCCTCGCCGACTTCGAGAACGCCTGGAACGCGACCGAGAAGTTCCGCAAGAACATGGCGGACATCTGGAAGCTCTTTTCGGGCATCCTCGACCCGAAGGCGCCGCCCTTCCAGGACATGTCGAACGCGCACGTGCCCATCCTCATGGAGAACACGGTGCGGATGACGACACGCCAGGCGTACGAGCTGTTCGGCAACTGGACGAACGTCTTCGGCGTGACGCCCATCGGGCCCGACGACGAGAAGACGGCGAAGCTGCTCTCGCTGCACGGCAACTGGCAGATCCGAAAGCGCATCAAAGACTTCAAGCGTCAGATCGGCCACCGCGGCCTCCTGATGTTCGACTTGTTCGGCGACGTGGTCTGTCACAGCTACTGGGACCCGCAGCACCGGTGCAACAGGCACGAGATTCTCTCGGCGAACGAGTTCGTGTGTGCCAACGCGCACGTCTCGACCATGCCCGACTTCTCCGACGTGTCCTGGCTCGCCAAGGTCATCTACATGGACGGCCACGAGCTCCGGAAGATGGCCGGCACGTGGGAAGACCTCGACACGACGCTCAAGCACATGCCGCCCGACTGGGACGATGCGACCATCACCCAGGAGCTGCGCGAGATGGTCGACAAGAGCATCGGCGTCGACTCCTCCGCCTACCAGAAGGGGCAGTATCGCATCATCCAGTTCGAGGGCTGGGTGAACCTGCCCCCGTCGACCGCGACGAACGAGCAGGGCGAGCCGAACGAAGACCGGGACCGCTACTGCAAGGTCATCATCGACTGGCAGACGCAGACCGTGCTCGCGCTGTCGATCCACGAGCGGGTCGACCCGTACGAGAAGCGCCGGTTCGAGTTCCAGATGCAGGAGCTGCGGCGCTACCAGCAGGGGCTGCAGGAGATCCAAGCGTTCCAGCAGGAGCTCCAGGCCACGCAGCAGTCCGCGCTCGATCTCGCGCATGCCTTGCCCGCCGACGGCGAGGGCCCGGCGCAGGCCATCATCATGGGCCGCTCGCTCGCGGAGCTGCCCCCGCCGCCCGAGCCTGTCATGCCGGAGTGGATGCAGGGTGACCCCGGGGCAAAGCCGCGCCCGCCCGAGAGCGTGCCCATCCGCATGTTCGCGCACGGGGTGAACATCGAGCCCCTGCAGGGCATCATCGGGCTCGGCACGGGCAGCATCCACGCCGCGCAGAACAAGGCCGCGAACATCTCGCTCTCGGCCTTCATCGACCAAGCGATGCTCGGCAACATGAAGAACTTCCTCGCCAAGGCGAA